ATGCGCGTACTTGGGAGGATCCGACTGTCTCGGGTGTCGGAAGAATCAACATCGGTCGAGCGTCAGCGAGAGATCATCGAGACCTGGGCGTCTGCCAACGATCACCAGATCATCGGCTGGGCAGAGGACCTCGACGTATCAGGGTCGGTCGACCCGTTCGACGCCCCGGCGCTGGGGCCGTGGTTTCACGAAGGCAAGCGCGATGAATGGGACATCCTCTGCGCGTGGAAGCTAGATCGGCTATCGCGGCAAGCGATACCGATGAACAAGCTGTTCGGCTGGATCATGGATCACGGCAAGACTCTGGTCTGTGTCAACGACAACATCGACCTAGACACCTGGGTAGGCCGGATGGTCGCCAACGTCATCGCCGGTGTGGCCGAGGGCGAGCTGGAGGCGATCCGCGAGCGGACCCGTGAGTCCCAGAAGAAGCTTCGTCAGTCGGGCCGCTGGGGCGGCGGGAAGATCTTCTACGGCTACCGCGCCGAGCCCCTCGACGGCGGGGGCTTTGAGCTGGTCCCAGACGAACACGCTTCGGCGGTCGTCAGGGAGATAGTCGACAAGGTTCTTGCGGGGCAATCGACGGAGTCGATCGCGCGGGAACTCAACGAACGGGGGGAGCTAGCGCCTCTGGACTACCAGCGCCATCGCGCCGGTAAGCCGACCGAGGGCGGCAAGTGGAGCAACGCTCACCTGCGTCAGCAACTGCGCTCCAAAGCGATGCTGGGGCACGCTACCCACGCCGGGAACACGGTGCGAGACGAGGCCGGTCGACCGGTACTCAAGTCCAAGACTCCGCTGGTCAGCCAGGAGACGTTCGACCGACTGCAGACCGTGCTAGAGGCCCGGTCGTTCAAGGTCGGCGCCCGGTCTGCGGGTGCCTCGCCACTCCTGGGCGTGGCGTTCTGCGGGGTGAAGCTGCACCGGCCGGGGTGCGACAACGTCCCGTGGTGCGGCCCGATCTGCGACTGCGACGTATGCGGTAAGCCGATGCACATTCGCCAGCACCGCAGGACCGGGAAGCTGTACCGGTACTACCAGTGCGTCGGTGGTGGAGACGGAAACGTCAAGACCCACGCTGATGCGAACATCATCAAAGCTGATGAGCTTGAGGAGCTGTGCGAGAGCACGTTCCTCGACTCCTACGGCCACGAGCGTCTCAAGGAGCGGGTGTTCATCCCGGCAGAGACCCACCAATTGGAGCTGGACGAGGCCGTCCGTGCCGTCCAGGAGATCACCCCGTTGCTGGGTGCTGCCTCGTCGGAGACGATGCGGAAGCTGTACACCGGCCAGCTAGAGGCGCTCGACCGGCGCATCGCGGAACTGGAGAAGCTGCCGACATCGACGGCCCGCTGGGAGTGGAGGGAGCAACCCGAGACCTACGCGGAGGTCTGGGACGCCGCCGACACCGAGCAGCGGCGACAGCTTCTGATCAAGCGCAAGGTTCGCGCCGAGGTCGCGGTGCCGAAGGGTGCGAGGCGCTACAGGTCGAGCGCACAGGCGATGATTCACCTGTTCGCTCTCGACGTAGACCTCGACCTGATGGAGTCCCGCGCCGCCGAGGAGCGGCGTAAGTACGGGGTACCGGACTAGAGCTGTCGGATCCCGACAGCCACAGAGCCCTCGGTCATCCAGGTATCTGGGTATGGGCTGGGGGCCTGTGTGGGGCCTTGGCGCTCTCGGATGCTGTGCAGGTACCCAACATCCTCGACGGTGATCTGTTGTCTCACAGCGTCATACAGAGCGTCGAGGGCCTCGTCGTACAGCTCCTCGGCTTCGACCAGGCCCTCGGCCGAGACGGCCACCAGCTCCAGCACCGGCTGCGAGAATAACCGGGGCAAGCTCCGGTTGCGGATGCCGCCAGCCCGTCGTACCGAGACCATCGGATACGTCCGGTAGTCCACGTCTGGGACTACCGAGACCACGGCCACTCCGGGCAGCGCGGCCCGGAGGACCGGCAGGACGACGGCCTGGGGCCGGATCATGAGCGCACCATGATGTAGTCGACATGCGCGGTGCGGCGGCTGCCGTTGTAGATCCTGGCGTCACCTTCGATTGAGTACCGCTTGCCGTTCCATTCGATCTGCGACTGTGCGCCGAGGATCTGGGGGTAGTTGACCAGTCGGAGCCGGTAGCGGGTCTCGGTGTGGAATCCACCGCCCTCGGTGCTCTCGGTCGGTCGGCCGTGGTTGCCGCTGATCGGCTGGACCACCGCACGGACGAGTGTGCCTACCTTTGCCGCTCGGGTCACCTTGTTGCCGTCGGCGTCGGTGTCGGGGGTCTGGACCTCATGAAAGACCTTGACCGTCTCGGTACCTCGGTTGAGAAGGCTCACGCTATGACTCCTAGTCTCGGTGCGATCGAAAACAGCCCCTTCAGGCGGATGCCGAGCCGCTCCCACTCCTCGGGCAGGATCTCGAGCCGACCGGAGGCTGTCTCGCGGTTGAACTGGTACGAGTACGTCCCGTCAGACTCCGAGGCGTAACCCTCGGGGTTACGGACCAGGCGCAGGACCGCCTCGGCTTCGATGTCGACCACGTCGGCCGGGTCGATCTGGCCTGCCGCAGTTTGGCCGGCCAGGTCGGGGATCCTGCGGAGGATCATCCGCTCCACCTGGGCCAGGCGGCGCTCGACCTGGGCGGTCTCCTCGGAGGTCAGCTCGCGGGCGAGCAGGGTCTGTACGTCAGCGGCTGTGGCGTAGGGCATTGCCACCTCCTCGGCGGGTGTCGCGTCGGATCGCAGATCCGGTCGTGCTCCACTTCGGTTGCCCCAGCGGGGGTGGAAAGAAGGCGTGCGGGGCCTGTGCTCCTGGCCCTGAGCCGAACTCCAGGCGGGGGCCTGCGTTCTCGTTCTTGCGTGGCATGGTCTAGCTCTCTGTCGTGGTGTGTTCGTCGGTGGCTGCGGTTGGGCGACCGCTGGTGATGTTCAGCCGGTCACGGAGGGCGAGGCAGAACGGGATGCCTGTTGCGGCGGCGACGCTAGGGACCAGCTCGTCTACGGCGGCGGGGGAGACCCCGGCGGTGCGGAGGTAGTCGGCGACGGCCTGCCGGTGCTCGTCTCGGTCCTCCCAGCCGCCGACGCCGTTCGGGTTGCGGAGCGGCTCGGGAAGCTCGGCGGCGAGGGCCTTCGGATGCGTGAGGATCGCTCGCCTGCGGCTGCGCCGCACGGGCCTACCCACGGTTCTTCCATCTCCCGGCAGCACCGAGCTTGCCCAGCTCGGAGCGCGACAAGGTGTCCTCGTCGTCAGGGCAGCCGAGGGCCTTGAGCAGTTGCACCATCAGAGCGCGGTACTGCCGCAGCTCCAGCAGCTCGGGCATGGCAACCGGCTGGCCCTGCGATCCCCGAACGCGAAGCTCCCCGGCTGCGTCGACAATCGCCTGTAGACGCTTGACTACGTCGGCGGTTCGACACGCCTCCTCCAGAATGGCGTGCTTCTCAGGTGCCTCGGTGAAGTCGTAGACGGTGTGCAGCTCTCTCCAGAGCTGGCGACCGCGTGCCAACAGGCCCGCTGGAGCCCTCGGGATCGTCGGTTTGTCGGCCATTGGGCCTCCTTTTATGGTCGTTTGAGACGCCCGCGGTGGCGCGTCTGTGCAGGTCAAGGGGAGATTGGGTGAGTAAAAAACCTGGGGGCCGGTAGGGCCCGCCTGCGGGGAGCGCTGACAATTCAGGTGGATGCCACGGCATCGGATCCGGCACCCGCAATACCGACCGGTCAGGGACCGGGGGGAGGGGGTAACCCCCCTGGCTACTTCGGAGCCGATACCTCATACTGGCTCTACCTGCGTGTACTCCTGCGGGCGAGCTTGATCAGCAAACGCATCACGCGATTCGCCGAGGGCACCTACCCCTTGCCTACCTCGCCCTGCCTTGCTTGATCACAGACCACTGGTCTTCGCTGATACCGACCGAGAGAGCTGCGTCGTGCAGCTCCTGGGCTATCCGCTGGTACTCAGACCAGGCAGAGGCCATAGCTTCGGCCTGAGCCACCAGGCTTGTAGCTAGGGGGGCACCTTGCAGTGCCTCAGAGACCCGCTGTGCCTGCTCCTGCTGGCGTTCGATCAGTCGACACAGCCCGGTACAGAAGGCACGGTCTGGCATCGTGACGGGCCTGCCGCAACCCTCTCGGCGGCATACCTCGCTGCGCGGCCTGGTCGGTACGCGCCTCACTCTGCGTGTACGGCGAGCCGGTCTCTTGGCCCCGGCGGGCATGTTGTCCGGTGTAGTCACGCTGCGGCTCTCTCCTCTGTGTTGGCGGGTCTTGCGCTTGCGACGTAGTCGCGGCGCTTGGGCGTCGGCAGCTTCGCTGCCTAGCTGGGAACAGGGAAAGGCCCCGGTGGTTGAGACCGGGGCCTCTCGCCGTTACTTACTGAATTGCGTTGTTACGCAATAGATCAGGCAGCGTCGTGCAACCGGACGACACCGGCCGGGTTCAAGAACGCGAAGTCGACCCGCGACTTGGCGCGGATGTACAGGCCATCGTTCGTAACGCTCGGGAAGCGTTCGACGGTCGAGCCCTGGCGCAGGACATACCGGAGCTGGCTCTTGTCGACGCCCCAAGCGTCAGAGCCCGCGTCGACATGCGTCGAGGTGATCACCGGCAGACCAGCGACGGTGATGCCATCAGCGACGAATTCGATCAGGTGCTGATTCGAGTCGCTAGCGGTCTTCAGCTTCGACAGCGTCTCGGCGGTGGCCGGGGACATCAGCCAGTGGGTCAGGTTCGCGTTCGCGGCCTCGGCGGCGTATCGGGCTTCGATGAACTTATCCAGGTTGGCGAGGGTGCCTCCGGTGTCGACGGCGGTCGAGGCGATCGACAGCAGACCGGCGGGTGCCTTGGCGTTGGTGCCATCGGAGAAGAACGCAGAGTCGATGCTGGCAACGAGCTGGTTGGCAGCCGCACGGGCGATCTGGTCCGCGATGTCGGGGTTGGCGTCTCCTGCGAGTTCGTTGGAGACGAGAGTCAGAGAGACCGTCTTCTTCGGACGGGCCACGACCTCGGCGGTCTCGCCGTCGCTTGAGGTGATCTCCTCCAGTTCGTTCAGCCAGACCGGGGTCGGGGAGCTGACCCAAAGCGGGAAGCTGGCCGACTCCTTATCGGTGCCGAACACGGTCGAGACACGGGCCGCAACCGACTTCTCCTGGACGACCAGATCGAGCATGGCGCCAAAATCGGTAGGCAGCCAAGCCTGGGCCTGGTCAGTGCGCTTCATAGACATACGTTTGTCCTCTCAGACAGGAATGGCACCCTCGCGGGTGCCGGTTGATTGATTGCAGAGGACCGGCCGCAGGCCGGATCCGGTTGCCGCACAGCGGCATACGTCGGGGACTAGGCAGCCGCAGGCTGTCGGTTAGCCCCCAGATTGTTGTGCCGCCGGTCGTACTTGACGTGGCACGGCTTGCACCGAGGGTCGTAGTCCTCGGGGTCAGGTGAGTAGGTGGCCTCGGCAACGGTGCCGTTCTGCATCTGGACGACGGCGGTCAGCTCCTTCGGGGAGCCGCGGCGGTAGGACCACTCCGCCGCCGCCTGCTCTCCGCAGTCGACACACAGATACTCAGCAGCGAGACCTCGCGCCCGCCTTATCCGGTCGTGAGCACCTCCGTAGGTGACCCAGGATCCACCACGGAGAGGTTCGATCCCGCCTAGCTCACCGTGGTTCCGCAACCGGTACGAGTGCATCTCGCAGTACGAGCCCTCGGAGCGGGTGTACGCCTGCTTATCGCAGCCCTCAAGAGCGCAAGGCTGTTTCGGCAGCGCGCGGTAGGCGCGTCCCTCGGCCCGCCGCTTCTCTTTGTGCTTCTCGTAGCTGCGGCGGGTCGAGTCCCGTCCGCACGGCTTGCAGTAGCTCTGCAGACCGTCTTTGCGGGATCGGTTCCTGCCGAACTCCATCACCGGCTTGGTCGTGTCGCACCTCTTGCAGTGCTTCGTCACGAGAGCAATGCCTCCCACGTCGGCTGTGGCTTCGGCTTGCCGCCGAGACCCTGCGAGGGGTCGAACGCGGGCGACTGCTTCCGCAGGCCGGGACGAGTGCTCAGCAGATCGTTGACTGCCTCGGTGACCTTCTCGGGGTCGACACCGCCGCCTGACTCGGTCAGGAAGTCAGCCAGCTCCTTGCCGGTCAGCGTCAGCAGATCCTCTGGGTTGCTGATCACCTCGCTCGCGAGCCGTTGAACCTCGGCGAGCTGGACCTGTTCGAGACGGGCCTGCAGCTCCGCGAATCGGCTCTCGGTGTCGGCCAGTACAGCCTCGGTCTCGCGGAGCTTGACCCGGTAGGCGGCTGCCTCCCGGTGGAGCTTGCTCCCTGAATGCCCCTCAGAGCCATTCTCCTGCTCCACGGCTCCATCCCCCTCGGGGAGGTCGGTTCGTCCGTCAGCGGGGCTCACAGCGTCTGTGAGAGTTGTGTTCTCGTTCGTGTCTTCGCTCATGCTCATCTCCTGTACCGGCGCTCCCAGAGCGCACGGCGTAGTTCCATCTGGTCGGTGTCCTCGGGCAGCCCGAGCCGCTTTGCCGTCTCGGCCCGCTTCTCGGGATCCAGCGCCCACGGTGTGCCGCCGTTGGCGATCACCGAAGCCTCATAGGGCAGGCCGCACTTCTGCCACCAGTCCGAGAACGTCTCGGGACGCTCCCACTTCATCGGGACCACCTACGCCGGATCGCCTCGACGGCGAGCGATCCCCACATCACCGCACCGGCGGCGAGGTAGCCCCCGAACCACGCCGCGAGATAGGCCGTCATCATGCTGCGGCCTCCTGCTGTGAGGTGGGTAGCGGAGGCGTGGCTGCTTGCTGGCTGGCCTTGTGGGCTTCCCGAGGGTCTATGTACTGGCCGACCTTCAACGTCGGGTGTACCGGGCTGCTGACGATGCCGGTTCCCCAGCCTTGTCCGTACTGCGGCTTGCCGTGTCGACCGGCGCACTTCGCCGAGCTGGCGTGGCACGTCGAGCAGAGCCCCGGCTCGGTGCCGGTGTACGCACAGTGCTTGTGTCGCGGGCAGCTCATTCGCTGCGGCCTGTCGCTACGTCGGCGGCGTCGAAGCTGTCGACCCATGCGGTCAGTGTCACGCCGTCGAAGGGATGGCCGTTGCCGGTGCCGAAGTCGACGGCGGCGTCTGGGCCGACGTGGAAGACCTTCGGCGGTGCGCCGCTCTCGGCAGCGGCCAGGATGGCTTGTTCCAGTTGGTCGTGCATGTGCTCTCTCCTTCGGTGGGGCTGCCCTGGTTCGGGCAGCAAAAAGGCCCCGGTGTCGGCCGGGGCCTCGGTTGGCGGTTGAGGGTCAGGGACGCTGCAGCGGCCCCTGGTCCCAGTTGGGTCCGCCGGTAGCCGGGTCGGTCTCGGGACCGACGAACGCATTCGGTGCCATCGCGAACGGCCTCCCAACCGCCTGCCTCGGTTTGGCCGGCGGTTGAGCCGCGAACGGATCCGGGACAGCCGGCACGGTCGCCGGCTCGGTGCGGCGCATCGACGCATAGTGTGCGTCGGCCAGTGCGCCGTAGTAGTCGCTGTCATCGGTTGCGGTCGCCGGTTGCGGGGCGAACGGGTCGAACGTGTGGCGAGCCATGCGGTTGGGTTCTCCTTCGGTTGAGGGTTCATCGGCTACACCGGACATCCCCGATGTCCGGTTGATACCGGACACGCCGACCGTGTCCGGTTGATGCACGCCCGAAGGCGTGCTTGCGGTTGAGGACGAGACAGCCCCTAAAGCTGGCTCGGACTCCTGCGGGTCCGATCCTTCGATTGACGAGACAGACCCCCGAGGGGATGGCTCGGACTCTTCTTGTCCTTCGCCAACCGGACGCGAAGCGTCTGGGCGGTCATCGAAGATGGACGCCTTATCTGGCTCGGCGGACATGTCCGTGTCCGCCTTTCTCTCAGAAGTACCCCGGGGTTTATTACCCCGGGGTTTATTACTGGGATCTATTAGGCGGACACCCGTGTCCGGTGAGGTAGGACATCCGTGTCCGGTCAGGTGGTCACCGATGTCCGGTGAGCTTCCAGATGTCCGGTCAGCTTCCGTGTCCGGTGAGGTTTCCGGCATAGTCAGCTCGTACTTGTTCGATGAGTTCCCGTAGCTCGACCCTCGTCGTACGAGCCGGATGAGACCGGCTCGCTCCAGTTGGTTCTGGGCGCGACGAATCGTGCGGACGCTCACGCCGAGATCGGCTGCGAGCTTCTCCTGCTTCCCGAATACCTCGGTGCCGTCCATGTTGGCTCGATTGAAGTAGATCGTCGCGAGATCGCTCGCGGTGTCCTTCAGCGCCACCCGGACGGGGTGGTCGTTCCAACGGAACTTGCTGAACTCATTCGGCATTGCGAAGAGCCTCCAGCTCGGCGCGGATGGCGTTGCGCTCCTGGCGCAGCTGTACGTTCTCGTCGCGGAGCTTGCGGAGCTTCTTCGCCCAGCTCGGTGGCAACCCCTGATCGGCGAGCTTCAGTCGGTCCTTCAGGTGACCGTTCTCGCGGCGCAGCTCGGCGCGGTCCTGGCGCAGGTGCTTGATGTGCTCCTGCCAGTGCTCGGGGAGGCTGGTGAGCGGTGGATGTGTCATGGGTTCCTTCCATCGGCCTGCCACCTGGGCAGGTCTGTTGAGGCTCTCAGCGGTCGCTGGAGCGGTTTTCTTAGCCCCGGTAGGGGTAAGTGCTAGGCGGCTGCTAAAGCCGCTTCAATCGCCTTCAGTCGGCGACGAGCCGCACGGCATTCGGCCATGTACTCGCGCTGGCGTCGGCGTCGGCATTCGACGCAGTTGCCGTGTTTGAACTCGGTATGACCCGGCAGAGTGCATCGGGGCATTCGCTACTTCTCTTCCCGGCCTGCCGCTGACAGGCCATCGTTGGGACGCCTGCCGCTGACAGGCGATCTACGGGTGAGTGACAAATGAAAAGCGCCCGGACTCAAGGTCCGAGCGGAAGCTCAGCCCCGGAGCAAGGAGAACTCCGGGGGAGGGACGCGGCTCAGGGCCAGCGTCCATCCGACATTCCCACCCACGGGTGTCGGGAAGTTCGTGACCGCCAGGGAGAGAGCTGGCGGTCAGCCGGTGCCCCGAGAGGAAGGGGGAAGGGCACCGTACGCCGTGCGGTAGCACGGCCGAGCCAGCCTTGCAGCTGGCGTCTCGCGGCGAGCCACGGGCAACCGTGTCTCAAGCACGCTGAGTTTGGGGGATAGGGCCCGCTAGGCCCTCATAATATAAGTACGAGCACTTTGCTAGGTAAACCCCAGTAATGTGACGTACGTCACCTGAGTGCCTAGAGGGCCGTTAGGGCCCTCATAATATAGATAGGAGCACTTTGCAAGGTCTAGACGCTGGACGTGTCGCAACTCACACGGTCAGCGAGGCTTTAGCCCCTCATAGTATAAATACGGGACACTTGTTAGGTCTCAGCCTTGAATGTGGGCAAGATCACCGAGGGCTGTCCCGCTGGTTGGCTTTAGCCCCTCATAGTATAGATACATGTCTGTTGCAAGGTCTAACCCTGTAATGTGACGTACTTCACCGATGGCCCTTAGCCCCTCATAGTATAGATAGGGGTATGTTACTAGGTCTCAGCCCTAAATGTGAGGTACTTCACGAGCCGTCCCGACTGCCCTCACAGTATAAGTAGGTGTACTTGTCTAGGTCCTAGCCCTAAATGTGACAGAGTTCACCGGGAGATCTCGGGGCCGGGGCCTCGACCCCCTCACCCTATAAGTACGGGAGTATTGCTAGGTCCAGGCGCCGCAAGTGACCCAACTCACGACACGGACACCGGCGAAGCCGTGTCCTCGGAGCGCAGACCATCGGTCGATGTGCGCTCAAAGAGAAACCCCGCCGAAGCGGGGTTCTCGTGGCGGGGGCCTGGTCGGTGCGGTCGACGGTCAGGCGTAGATCTCTCGGATCCGCTGCCCGTAGATCCACTCGGGATCCTCGTCGGTCTCGGTGTAGACCAGCCGCAGCCCGCAGGCTTCGACGTGGTCTCGCACCGGCGAGAACATCCGGCCGCTGACTTTCACCAGCGGCGACCGGAAGACCGTGACGCGGTCGGCGTCACCCTCGGCGGTCAGCCAGCCCTCCTTGCCGATCGCCAGCCGAGGGCCGTGCTCCTCGGCGTAGTCCAGGCAGAAGCCGCAGACCCCCTCAGGGCTGTCGGTCGGGACGGTGCAGCTCAGGCAGTCGATCAT